CATATATATTAATGATTTCTTAAGTCTCATTTATTTTTTTAATTTAACCACGCTGTCTGCCCCTGCGAGACAATTCAGAACCAATCAGACGACCACCAGTTCTACGACCTCCAGCGGTAGCCATCTTTACTCGAGACGCACCCCTCGCGATATTTGGGAGCATAGCGGAAACAGGCTGAAGACCAGGAACCGATTGAGTAACAAGAGCAGTTGCGGGAGACTCAGCGACCTTCTTTACACCTGTCGCAACCTTATGAATCACATTCTTCAGGCGGGAATGAAAACCACCGCCTTGGAGAGCCTCGTAATCAAGGTGATGCAATTCTGGCGACTCTTTAGCCTGAAGAACAAGCGCGGGTGTGATATTTCCTAGGGAAGCTCTTGCCATATTTGGAGCGATACTAAAAGTACCCTCATCGAGCATCACGAGGTAATAGTCTCCGGTAAAGGGTTGGGTAGAAGTGTTCTTGAAAGTAGCGGTTACCTGTATGGTATATTGCCCTTGTGTCCCTGGAGCCTCGTTATCCAAAAGTCCGATATCTTTCCCAAACTCCGCACAGAAGACAGAACCCCTGTAGAAGGAGTGTTGAGGGAAGGACAAGTTGGAACCGTTTCTGCGAGAAATCTCATACAACTCTTGAGGACCGCATTGAGCGAACAGACCAGACTGGTTATTCCACAAAACATCCAAACGTTCCAGAGCAAGGTAAGAATCAGCGGTGTTGAAATCACTTGAACTTCGTTCGTGTCTACAGAACACATACATCTTACGAGGGATCTGGGAAAGTTTGATTGAATCCGAAACGATAGTAGTACTAGCACCAGGAGGAAGAGCAGAGGGCGTTTGAGCCTTGATGTATTCCTGAGGCTTGTGGTAAGGAAGAATTTGAAGCTCGGGCAATGGCATCGTCAGGTCAGGAGTGATAAAGGTGGTCAGTATTTCGGGGGCTTGGTAGAACCTAACAGTAACAGAAGTGATGGGATTACCCAGAGCGGAGTGAGAGAGGACCTTAGACAAGTCAGTCTTCCACCTGTAACTAATATTGAACTGCTGGACGTTCACCATCCCTTCCTCTTGGTGACCCATCCCGTTAAAGAAGGGAGAAAGCATAATAGGCTCAGTCACGACAGCACGGAATTTGTTAGGGGCAAGAAATTCAACAGGGAAGCCACCACGGGGGTCATAGGCACTAGCCTCACCGTAATTTGCTAAAGGATTCTTGGCTGAACCGTAAATAGCCCAATCAGCATACTCCTGATAGTTATCGGGAGAACAAGGAGCGAGAGAAGTAGACTTGTTCCAGTCATCACGAGACCCATAGGTCAACATAGCGTGGAGTTTATCGGCAACGTTATCACTCACAGTCTCACCATTAATCTGAACTGTCACGACGTCCGCAATACTGTGGATAGGCAACTGCCTCAACGCATCGTTAGTGCCTAACTGAAGGTCGGCATCAGTCTCCACCTCAAGATAACACCTTATCTTCATAAAACGGTCGACAATAGTGTTGGTGCTCGGAGGAAAAATATTCCAAGTCGCCTGGATCGGCTGCGTGGAGGGAGTTCCCCAAGAATCAGCGGTATTAACTTGCTCTTGAACTCGGAGACCACCATACAAAACGACGTGGTTCTTTTCAAGATCGTGTTTCACATTAACGCGTGGTTCGATGACTTTAACTGCGTCCATAGTTTTTTATGTGTTTGTTTTTTTTATTATAATATACACATAAAAAAAAAATAAAAAAAAAATTTTTTTACTTCTTCTTATAGGATTGCTTGGCGATTTTCAGTATTTCGGAATACGGTTTTCCTTTATTCTTCTTCATCGCCTTCACTTTAGCCACATGTCGCATCCACGGATTCTTTTTCTTGGTAGCGTCGGAAATCATTTTTATTTATAGTATTTTTATTTATAGAGACTAAGAAAAATTTTTTTCTAAAAAAATTTCAAAGTCAGCGTCACTCGTTTTTTCTACCAACCATAGTTGTTTGGCGAGTTTAAATTTTGCTTTCGTAGTAACGAGTTCAGGGTTTTCTTCGGCAACACGAGAATAGTGTTTTTCCCATTCAGTCCGAGCCTCAAATTTATTGGGCGGAGGCGGTGGAGAATACCTGTCAGAAGGTAAGCGTTTTCTTTTAATACTTGGTAGAGGGCGAGTTTCTAACCATATTCTTTTTGCCTCCTCTACACGTTGGCGGTTACTCTTAAACTCAGGGTGTTCTTTGGCTACTTTACGAACGAGTTTCTGCCACTCTGTTAATTCAGTAAATTTTTTTTGTCTCATCATACTTTTTTTTTTATATAATTATCTTTTTGTTATTATAAAAAAGATAAAAAATAATTTTGATGTGGTTTTTTGGCTCCGCAGAAAAAAAGGACAAAGTAGGCGTAAGCGACGAAGGAGAAGAAAGGAAGGTTTGGAACAATGATGAAAAACCAAGCCACGAGAGCGTCTTGTGGCGGTTTCGAACTCTAAAAAATATCAGAGAAGGTAATGTTCCTAAATTGAGAAAAGTAAATCATGAAAAGAGATTGGAAATTATCCCTGTTTCCTATAAGAGAGGGACGGTTGAACTGGCGGAACCCGAATGGCTGTGCCGTGAAACGTGGGAGCAAAGCGAACGTGCGGAGCACGAGTGGAACGAAGATAGGTGTCGTTCTCCTTCTATGACAAGGGAAGAAGGCGAGGTAATTAGTGATGATAATGAGTTTAGACCAAGAAAGAACCCGAAAGGGAGCAAAGCGAAGAAGAGGAAGAAGAAAAAAACACGAAGATAAGCACTAGTAAAGTGTAAGAGATAATATTTCTTTTAAAAGAAAAGAATTATCTGAATCGTATCTTTTAATTTCTTGTCCGTTTTTTAAAAGTATGATTGTAGGAAGAGATTCTACTTTATACTTTTCAAAAACAGGGTAATCGTATCTCAAATTGTAAAATATAAAATCAACGTGTGGATATTGATTTTTTAGTTCGTTTATTTGACAGCCTACTCTTGTAGTGTAACTACACCACGAGGCACCGAATTTTAGAAGTGCAAAATGATTCATTTTCTTTTACTTTTACATAAAAGATAATTATTTTTGTAATAATTTTTCATAAACACTCCTACTCATTTTAACAAGAACAACATCATTCAAATCACCTCCGCTTGGATTGTAGACGTAATCTTTCTTCTGCTCCTTCTTCTCCTCCTTTTTCGTGCTCCGCACACCCGTAGGGCTCGTTCCACTCGCTTTTGCGTTCTCCTCGTTTTTCTCCTTTTTCTCCTTTTTCTCGACCACAGTCTTTTTAGGTTCAGTCCCCTTTCTCCACCACTCCGACTGTCTAATCCCTTTAATCAATTCTTCCTTCTTCATCCTGCTTATTCCGCGAAAAAGATGGTTCTGTGTAACTAGTTTTCTCAAATCTTCAACTTTCATATATTCCAAATTGTAATTTTGCCCTATACCATCCACAGACTTGTTCTCAACGACCTTTTGAACCTTTCTTTCAGGTTCAATTTTTCCAGTTTCCAGTAAAACTTTCTTTTTAGTTTCTTGCGGAGGAAGAGGAAGTTCGTCATTTCCAATTGCGGTTTTCTGTTTCACCGCTTCCTGTTTCACCTCTTCCTGTTTCACCGCTTCCTGTTTCACCTCTTCCTGTTTCACCGCTTCCTTCTTTACCGTGACCACAGGCTTCTTTACCACAGGCTTCTTTACTACCACAGGCTTTTCCACGACCACAGGCTTTTCCACGACCACAGGCTCCTCCTTTTTCACTACTTCCTTTTTCTTCTCAACAGGCTTCTCCTTTTTCTTCTCAACAGGTTTCTTTACGACTACAGGCTTCGGCTTCTTTGGTTCGTATCTCAGCAAAGCCTTTTCCAAAACGCTGAGGTTTTGTTCCAGCCTCTCCCTCTCGACACAGGGGTTTGGATACTTTTTCATATCCTCAAGGGTTTTGTGAATCAGTTTTTTAATGCGTTGTGCCTGAAAACTCATTATATTTTATATATACATCAACATTTTTTTTTTAAAAAAAAAATAAAATAAAAAAAAAATCTTACATTATATATTAAAAACGGGAGTTAATCCAAAGAAAGTGAAACGAAAAGATGTCAAAAACTCGTTCTCAACTGATTGATTTAATACTTGAGGCAAAACAAGAATACCCAGAACAATTAGGACATATAGACGGGCTTCCAACTATGAGGAAACAGGATCTAAAATCAGTTTGGAAGATGATTGAGAATTTTAAGGGGACGAGGACGGAGACGAAGATGGAAGAGCAAGAAATAGATGTAGAGGATTCACCCCCTCTTTCCAATTCATTAGACGGGGTGGTGAAAGAAATAGAGTTTGTAGACGAAGATGAAGAGGAAGAGGAAGAGGAAAAGGAGGAAGAGGAAGAGGAAAAGGAGGAAGGCGTAGAAGAAGAAGGTGAAGTAGAAGAAGAAGAAGGTGAAGTTGAGAAAGTAAAAGATGATGAGGATGAAGTAGATCCAGAGGCATTTATCCAGTCTCTTGAGAGAACGGTTCGTGATGGAGGTAGTTTATTGAAATCAAGTGGAACGAAGAAGAGTGGAAAGAAGAAGGTTGTAAAGGCTAAGAAGGTTGGCTGTGCCGTGAAACGTGAGAACACGAAAGCCCCTGAATTATCTCCTGAATTGAGGAGGCAACAGCGAGAAATAGAAAAAGAGGCAAAAGTTCTTCTCAACGAGTTCAAGGACGCAACGACCAGTCTTTTGAAAACACCGAAACACTTAATCAACAAATACGGGAGTCTAACCGAATTAGAAGCCAGAGATTTAACCGATGACTGGAATGACGTGAGAGAAGAACTGGAAGACAAACTTGAACTGCTTTTTACAGAAGTAGAACCAGGAGAGACCTTTTACAAGTATATGAATAATCTTGTCAGACGACAAATGAATAGAGTACAGAGGGTCTTAGAGTAATCCTTTGGACGCGTGAAACGCTAATCATCTGATAGTTGGACTAACCCATTCTCCGTCTTTATAAGTACATTCTATTTGAGTAAAGATAGGTGTTGGAGGTCTGCTCCAAGGTATAACTTCCGGTATTGTATTCCAATACTTAACATTCCTCGGAACGAACATTTCTCCTTTTTCTTCTTTTTCACGAAACGTTTCACGGCACAGCCAACAACGGAAACAATTACCCATTATTTTTTT